TGTCTTGTGTTGCAAAGCTGATTAAAAAGAGAAAAGAAGAAAAAGAGGCTAAGCAATGAAACTAAGACCATACCAAGAACAGTTAGTTAATGAACTTCATACTGCTTGGAAGAATGGTTATAAAGCCCCTTGTATTGTTTTAGGTTGTGGTGGTGGCAAGTCTTGCATAGTTGCAGAAATTGCAAGACGAACCACCTGGAATGGCAAGAGGGTTTTGTTCCTGGTACATAGAAAAGAACTAGTTGACCAAATCTTTCGTACATTCGTACGGTGGGGTGTTCTTATGGATTTGTGTCAGATAGGTATGGTTCAAACCTTTACAAGAAGGTTAAAGAAACTACCTAAACCGGCACTGATTATTACAGATGAAAACCACCACAGTACAGCCTCATCATATAAAAGAATTTATGACTACTTTCCCAATGTACCTAGGGTAGGTGTTACTGCAACACCGGTAAGGCTGAACGGTGATGGCTTAGGTGATGTTAATGATAAGTTAATTGTAGGTGTAAGCACAAAATGGTTGATAAATCATAAGTGTCTTGCACCTTATGATTACTATGCACCTTGTATTGCAGATTTAACAGGACTGCATACAAAGATGGGTGAATATGTTACTGCCGATATTGAAAAAGCAATGATAAAGAATACTGTATTCGGTGATGCAATTAAGTATTACAAAAGTCTTGCTAATGGCAAAAAGGCAGTGTGCTATTGTTCATCTCTAAAGCACAGTATGGCAACTGCAAAGGCTTTTTGTAATGCCGGTATTAAGGCAGTACATATTGACGGTTCAACTCCTAAGGCAGAAAGAGATAAGATTATCTCTGACTTTAGAAAGGGTGACATTACTATTCTTTGTAATGTGGACCTTATCAGTGAAGGCTTTGATGTTCCTGATTGTGAATGTACCATACTGCTAAGACCTACCCACAGTCTTACTTTGTATATACAACAGTCAATGCGTTGTATGAGATATAGGGAAGGTAAGAAAGCAATAATCATTGACCATGTAGGCAACTATGCAAGACATGGTATGCCTGATGATGACAGAGTTTGGACCTTAGAAAAGAAAAAGCATAAGAGTGTTAAGAAAGTAGAAGAAGAACAAAGCAAAAAGATAAAATCTTGTCCTGAATGTTTCTTTACCTTTGAAAGTCCACCACCGGGTACTACCCCTGTATGCCCTCATTGTGGATATGTTTTTCCTAAAGCTGAAAGAGAAGTTGAGGTTGACACCGAAGCACATTTAATTAAGGTTGAGGGTTTCAAACTTGATTTTACTTCACCGGAAGATTGTCATTCTTATCAAGATTTACTTACCTATGCAAAAGAACATGGCTATAAAAAAGGTTGGGCCTTTTATCAAGCAAGAAATAGAGGTTTGTTAGTATGACAGAAGAACATATTATACAGAATAATATCCGTATTGCCTTGTCAAATGATTGTGTAATCTTTAGAGGGAATGTTGGCAAAGGCTTTACTAAAGATGGCAGATACTTTGATACAGGACTACCAAAAGGCTTTCCAGACTTGTTTGGTTTTCGCAAGTCTGATGGCAGAGCAGTATTTATAGAAGTAAAAACTTATAAGGGAAAACCATCAAAAGAACAGAAAAATTTTATAAACAAAATGCTTTCATATGGTGCTATTGCAGGTGTATGCAGAAGTACAGAGGATGCATTAAATTTAATAAAGGAGTTTTAATATTATGGGATTTAAAAATAATTATTCTGATGTAAACGAAAACAGCATTAAGCCTATAGGTGACTATGAATGTGTTATCCATAAGGTAGAAGAGAGAACTACTAGGAACAACAAAGTAGGTCTTAACATTCAGTTCCTTATTCGTTCTGATGTTAATCAGAAGTACCAAAAGGGCTACATTTTCCATACCTTATGGAAAAGGAAAGAACCTACCGACCTTGATAAGCAAGTGAATGGCTATGGCTTTAATCAGGTTATGCAGTTAGGTAAGGCATCAGGTTTACCGGAAGGCAAAGACTATGACAACCTAACTCAGTTTATCAATGATTTAATTAATAAGCCGGTAAGAATTACTCTTAACCATAGAGAGTATAACGGTAACACACAAGAAGAAGTTAAGTACATTAATAAGACTAAGTTCCCATTAAATGGTGCTAATATTCAGCAACCTAAAAGCAATGATGGGTTTGAAGAAATGCCTGTTGAAGATGATTTACCATTCTAATTGTAAACATTCTATTAACATTTCTGTGAAATTACATAGTGCTATGCAACTTATTTGTGATTTAGGGGTATTAAGTGGGATACCCCTAAAAAATATTTAAGGAGAGATAAGATGAATATAAATAATAAATATATGGCAGTTCCACAGGAATTAAAGGCTTTGCCAAACTGGGTGTGTTACAAGAAAGAACCTGACCCAAAGTCCCATAGTGGATTTAGCAAAAAGCCTATTAACCCCAGAACCGGTAACTTTGCAATGTCCAACAATCCGTCAACATGGAGTGACTTTGAAACTGCTGTAAGAGAATCAGAAAAGTATTCAGGCATAGGCTTTATGTTTTCTAATTCACCATACTTTGGTGTTGACCTTGACGATATGCCAAAGGATATTGAAGATTTTAAAAATGGTGGTACCGACAATATAATCAGTGAGTTTGTACATACACTCCAATCCTATACAGAGTTTTCTCAATCTAAAACAGGTGTGCATATTATTTGTAAAGGTACTTTACCTAAAACAGGAAGAAAGAAAAAGCATACCTTTGGTGGCTTTGAAATATACGATAAAGGCAGGTTCTTTGTTGTTACCGGTGACTATTGCAGTGAATATGTGGATATATCTGAATGTACCGAAAAGATAAAACCACTTCATTCAAAGTATATTGGTGGTGGCAAAGAACCTACACCTAAAATTAAAAAGCCAGTAGTAACTTTATCCACAACTAATGAAATAGTTGAAACTGCTATGAATGCAAAGAATGGCAACTTGTTTACTGCTTTATACAGAGGTGATTTCTCTGCTTATGGTAGTCAAAGTGAAGCTGACCTTGCTTTCTGTAATATGTTAGCTTTTTGGACAGGCTGTGATACTGAAAAGATGGATGCAATCTTTAGACAGTCAGGTCTTATGAGAGATAAATGGGACAGAAAGCAAAGTGGCTCAACCTATGGTACTATCACAATTCAAAAAGCAGTAGCCGGTTGTAACAGTGTTTATGAACCTAAAAGCAGTGATAATTACAAAATATCAATAGGTAATAAAAAAGCACCTACAATACCTAGTAATGAAACGGTAAGGAGTTATTCCTTTGATGATATGGGTAATGCTCAAAGGTTTGTTGATTTATTTGGTGACAATATCCGTTACTGCTATACAGATAAGAAGTGGATGTACTATGACGGTAGAAAGTGGTGCATTGACAATATGGGTGCAGTTCATAGGATGGCCGATAAATCTGTTAATGCTATGAAAGCAGAACTAAAGAACTATGTTAAGTCTGATGAAGAGTCAGGTGGTGATATGGAAAAGGAGTTTAGAAAGCATATGAAACAAAGCCGTAGTAACCGTTCCAAGAATGCTATGCTTAGTGAAGTTCAGCACTATGTTCCTATTCTTCCGGCACAACTTGACAGATACAAGATGGCACTTAATACACCTGATGGAGTTATTAACCTTAAAACCGGTGAACTAAAGCCTCATTCCTATTCTCATTATTTTACTAAGATTACAGCAGTAGAGTATTCCAACAATGCTGATTGCCCTTTATGGCTAAAATTTCTTGATGATATTTTTAACGGTGACAAGGACTTAATAAGATATGTGCAAAAAGCAGTAGGCTATAGCCTTACCGGTTCTACTGCTGAACAATGTGCATTCTTCCTTTATGGTACAGGTAAGAACGGCAAGTCAACTTTTATTGATGTTATCAGAGATGTGTTTGGTGACTATGCAGCCAACATTCAGCCTGAAACAATTATGGTTAGAAATAGCCAAAGCAGTGCTATTAACAGTGATATTGCAAGACTTAAAGGTGCAAGACTTGTAACCTCAGTAGAACCTAATGAGGGTGTACGAATTAATGAAGGACTACTAAAACAGCTTACAGGTGATGATACTGTAACTGCCAGAAAGCTATATGCAGAGGAATTTGAGTTTAAACCTGAATTCAAGCTATGGATGGCTACAAATCATAAACCTATCATCAGAGGTACAGATACAGGTATATGGCGAAGAATACATATGATACCTTTTACAGTTCAAATACCGAATGATAAAGTTGACAAAAAGCTAAAGTATAAGCTTAAAGCAGAGATGACAGGAATATTCAAGTGGTGTGTTGATGGTTGTTTACTATGGCAGAAAGAAGGTCTAAAGATGCCTAGAGCAGTACTTGAGAGTGTAAACGAATATCGCAGAGAAATGGATGTTATTTCTGCCTTTGTAGAAGATATGTGTGTAGAGAGTGGCAGTGTTCAGGCTAGTATACTTTATGCAGTGTATGCTAAATGGGCAGAGGAAAACCATGAATACCGAATGTCTGCTACTAAATTTGGTGTAGAGGTAGCCAAAAAGTATGAGAAAATCAAACTAACTAAAGGAATTTTCTATAAGGGAATTTCTCTTATTCAATAACATTTATGCAGGGTTATGCATAGTTTCAGGGTTTTTTCTATTCTTTATACAAAAGAAAAAATAATAATATATATATAGAAAAGGTTTTTGAAAAAGGGTTCAAACCCTGCATAACCCTTCATAATTTTACATTATAGGAGTTTTTATGAACCACAGAATTAATTTGAATTTTAGTGATAGCAAAACCTTTGCTACTCTTGAGGACAAGGCTATTGATGGGGTACTTGATTATAAGAACTTTCCACCAGTTGAGTATAAGTACTTTTCAAGATTATCTAAGCTGGGTTACCTTAATCGTCATAGTGGGTGGGATAAAAACCTTTGCGAAGAAAAGCAAAAGGATTTGCTACTTGAATATAAGGAAGAAAAAGCAGACTCAGAAAAGTTTCTGAACCTATCAAAACATATTCAAGAGAATATTAAACTTGGCAATGAACTAAACAGAAAGATTTATACACTATCTGATAAAGACAAAATCTTGGATTGTGCATTATTGATTATTGAATTAATCACTAATGAAAATGGCTTTTCAGATAGAATACATAGGAGAATTAAGGAGTAACAAAAATGGAAATTAAGAGAGTATGTGCAGTATGTGGAAATGAGTTTACTGCAAGAAACTACAATGCAAAGTTTTGCAGTTATGAGTGTATAAAGACACACAACAGAGTGAAGAACCAAAGGCTAAGGCAAGAAAAGGCGAAAGCCTCAAAGCAGTCAAGAGAACATAACCTTAACCGTACCTTGTATAACTTGCATAAGTACAACGAAGAAAACGGTACAAGACTAAGCTACGGTCAGTATAGAGCTAAGATTGAAAGTGGGGAGATTGCTATATGAGTAATTATTTAGATTGGAGTGATTATGCTTTGATTAAGGAGAAGTCTAATATATGAACATTTTAGTAGCGTGTGAAGAAAGTCAAGCTGTAACGATTGAGTTAAGAAAACTCGGTCACAATGCTTTTAGTTGTGATGTAATAGACTGCTCCGGAGGACACCCTGAATGGCATATAAAGCAAGATGTTTTACCATTGCTTAACGGACACTGTGAATTTAATACCGTAGATGGGACAAGCTATTCAATCCAAGATAGGTGGGAAATGATTATAGCTTTTCCTCCTTGCACACATTTATGTAATTCGGGGCAAAGATGGTTTTATGAAAATCTCAAACCTAGAAAGTTGCAATTTCAAGCAATTCATTTTTTCTATAAAATTGTCATGGCTGATTGCGAAAAAATAGCGATTGAGAACCCAGTCGGCGTTATGTCAACTTGCTATGAGAAGCCGACACAAATCATACAACCTTATGAGTACGGGCATCCGGTTAGAAAAACAACCTGTTTGTGGTTGAAAAATTTACCAACTTTACAGCCTACTCAAATCGTAGAGCCGGAAATAATCCATTCAAATGGTAGAACAGGCGGTTATAGTGGTAACTCGTGGCACTGTAAGGATGACAACGGAAAAATTCTTGGATGGAATAATCCGCTGACAGCGAAAATAAGGTCAAAAACATATCAAGGTATTGCAAAAGCAATGGCAGAACAATGGACTAAGGAGGTATGACAATGGCAAGTTGTAAGGATTGTATGCACGAAAAAGTGTGTCAATACAATGGAAGGATGTGAAACAATGAACGCTAAAGAGTACCTTAATCGTGTAAGGTTTGCTGATATAAGCATTAATACTAAGAGTGATGAACTGTATCACCTAAAGCTAAAGTCATTACAAGTAAGTCCACAGAGCCAAGGCGAAAGGGTGCAGAGTTCCGGTAGTGGTGG